CTCCTGCCACTTCATTAGAACCTCCCATTTGGAAGCCCATAAACAACGTTATAAATCGGTTTTGATAGTTCTCAGTCAAAGCATAATCTAATACAGTTGTATCCATGCCAGATATAGTGACCATGAGGCCACTGCTTTTAAGCTCTATTGTGTCCTCAACATTACTGATATTTATAAGACTGCCAGCGCCTGTGTATGTTTCTGAATTTATTACGAGGTCATCTGTACCTGTCCACAGCAATATGTCAGATGTATCAAACTCTGCTTTGATAGCAAAAAATGTATTTTGATGATCTGCTGCTAAGCGGTTTGCTATAGCAGTATCTATACCAGGACGGGTTGCCATCTACACAACCTCCGTCACCGCAAAAGATATACCGTACGTAGAAACCTGATTCGCTGACCATGTTACTGTATTATCTTGCAATCTAAATAATCCTCTTGGTGCGCTGAAGTTTACAAAATATCCATCGGTAAGATCATTACGTAATTTTGGCTCTGTCTGTACTGAATAACTTGTACCACTTACCACAGCATCTTCTACTGCTAGAACTAATTGCTTTGGTGCTGCTGATGCTGAGTTAGAAGACAGGACACCTAGGTAGTCTCCTTTCTTAACTGTGCCAGTTCCGCTACCTGTTCTGATTAAATTAAGTGCTTCAGCTCCCTTCACATTTTGTTTTATCTTCCCATTGAATGTTTCATCAGTCAGATCTGGTGAGAATGATGTGTCTAATACCACTGTATTATTATTTGTTTTTGAAGCGACTTTGTGAGTTCCATTGTTACCATCGTTTGCAGCTCCTGTTATGTGTATAAAACTGCCAGCAAACGCATTAGTAAATGCTCCAGATCTAGTGACATTAGCTCCGCTTACTGCAATAGATACAGCAGATGATCCAGTATTGACTTGTGCAGAACCAGTAAAGTTTGATCCATTGTATGTGCCTTGTGGTGTAAGGGCATCAGGATCTCCCATAGCAAATGTATTTGTTGTCCCTTTAAGCTGCGTCAGAAAGCTCTGCCAATTTCTTGCTTGCTCCCGTTTCATGGGTGGCAAGGTCATAGTACCAAGCCAATACACCGCATCAAATTCTTGTGTGCGCTGTTTTCCTGTGAAAGGCGATACTGTTTGTCCTATTGCTCTAAATAATTCAAATTCGCTCCTGTTAAAATTGGGAGCCGTTGGCATTGTAATAATTCTGCTCATGATCCAAGTAATCCTTTTCTAAATGATCCTCCTCTTGCCGATGCTTCTAACACTGCTGCTTTTGTCATATCGTTGATCTGTGGCAACATTTTTGTGATCTCTGCTCTGACTGTAGGCACTACTCCTGTTGAGAAGTTTAGGCTTTGATTAATAACCACAGGGTTGCCGCCCATGTTCATGGAGTCCATGTTGTTACGCATAGTTCCAGATGTGTCTGGCACAAATATCTCTGGGCCTCTCTCTCCCACCAACATAGCTCTACCTGCTTGCATTTTACCGCCGCCAGCTTTACCACCGATGCTTCCTATCGTTGGAAGTGCTGAATTACCAGAAAGACCAAATATAGAATTGAGTATCTGATTGACTACTGCTAGTTGTAAGAATGTTGCAATGATTTGTGACACCATGTTTTTGGCAAAATCTTTAAATCCTGCAAGAGCATCTTGTCCGTCTAATAATCCTTTGACAAAGTCTTGCGAGAAGGCATGTGAACTTTCTACTAAGGTTGCTTTCATATCCTTCATTGCCTCATCCATTGTCATGACAGCATTCGCTGTTTCTGTAACATTTTGACCAGCGTTAGGATCAATCAGTGATTCGTCTATTTCTTCATCTGTTTCTGTTCTTTCTCTTGTAGGTGCAACAAACACTTTTAGAGTTGCTGTTCTTTCTTCTATTTCATCTCTAAGCTCTTGTATATTCGCCTTAGCTCCAGATGTGTCTAATTGAAAGTCTACTGGGTCTTTATCGTCAACAAAGGGCAGAGCATTGTAGGCTTCTATCATTCCATTGATTGTGGTTTGTACTTTGAGCAATATCTTGTTCATTGCTTCTCGTACTGCTACTTGGAATTCTAAAAATCCAATCTGTGCTATTGCTACTGCGTTTGGAAAGCCAACCCCAAAAAGATTTTGCACTCCAACGCTGACCCTCCCCATAAAGTCTAAGAAATTATGAAAGTTATTAATTACAAAGGTCAGTGCATTGCTAAGAATTTCTACAGCACCAGCTAGTACACCACCAAGTCTTTCAGCTAGACCCTCTTCGCCTGCTAATTCAATAGCATCGCCAAGCGCCAACCCAAGCTCTGTCAATGCGCCATTTAGTCCCGCCTCTCCTATTTCTTTTTGGAATAGTGATGATTTATCTGCAACGTTTGAAAAGGCTCCTGATACAGTATTCAGCCTTGCTTCTAATGCACCAGCAAATCTATCTTCTCCGATTGCTTTTACATATTCAGATATAGACTCTCGCGTTTTATCAATAGTGGTAGACTGACCTTCAAAGGTCATAGTTACCTTGTCACCGTTTTGCTTAGCAACAATACCGAACTGCTTGAGCATCTCCATCTCACCTG